GAGCAAAAGGCTTTAGATGAAGCTAATGAACGTGTAAAAATAGCTGAAGCCAAGGCAGAAGTTATGATGCTCGGTATTAAAACTCAGTTTGTTGATGATGCTGTTACACTTGCTTTATCAAAAGTATCTGATGATAGGGATATTAAATCTGTTCTTACTGAATTTAAAACTAAATACCCTGTTTGGTTTGAGACAGAAGAGGATAAGCAAAAGCAGGCTAAAGGCACTGGTTCTTCGCTTAAAAATCAGTCTGGTAAGAATGATAGCAAGGGAAAAGACCAAGGTATTGGTGCACGATTAGCTGCACAAAGGAAGGGCTCCAAAACAAAGACAAGTTATTGGGGTTCAAAATAATTTAAGGAGGAAAAATAAATGCTTAATCAAGACGGAATTACAAAAGTTTCGTATGGCAATGCAACTCAAATTCTTGCAAATGTTGATTTGCAAGCTTCAGTAGGTTGTATTGTTTCTCAGTCACTTGTTCCAGAGGCAGATGCTAATGGAAAGAAGATTGCCAAGGCAGGCACACCTATTGTAGTTGATTTTTCAAATCTTCAAACACCTGTAACTGCTGCTTCAGAGGCAGTTTCTGAATCGGCTACAGCTACTGTAACAGGTACAGGTATTACCGCCGCTTCAGTTACTGCTGCTACTTTTGGAACAAAGGTTAGCAATGCAGATGGTACTTATGAGTTTTCATATGATGGTACTAATTGGAAGCTTAGTGGAAATAACGTAACACTTAACGATTATGGAATAACTCCTACAGGTTCGGCTGTCTCGGGAGATAAGATAAGTGTTGCATATGTATCTGCTAAGGAAGCAACAACATCTAATGCAGTACTTCTTCACGATGTTGATGTAACTGCAAAGAATGCAAATGGCACAGCTCTTTACTTTGGTGTTGTTAATATCAATAGACTTGATTCTGCAGTACAAGCATTGGTAACACCTGGTGTAAATACAATTGGTGCTATTACATTTATCAAGGCTTAAGGAAAGGAGATAAAAGAACATGACAATTTTTGATTTAGTTCAAGCTCAGGAAATTACAGCATACTGGGAGGAACTCGTTCAAGACGAGGCTCCGTATCCTTGTGAAGAGCTTTTCCCTGATGATAAAAAGAGAGGCCTTAAGCTTAGCTGGCTGAAGGGTTCAAGAGGACTTCCTATTGTACTTAAGACTTCTGCTTTTGATGTACATGCAATTCCCAGACCTCGTATTGGTTTCGAGAAGCTTTCAGCTGAGATGCCTTATTTTAAGGAATCTATGTATATTGACGAAGAGCTTAGACAGGAACTCAATATGGTTCTTGAAACAGGTAATCAGGCATACATTGATTCTGTTATGAACAGAATTTTTGATGATGAAATGCAATTACTTAGAGCTGCTCGTGCTTCTCGTGAGAGAATGAGAATGATGGCTCTTACAACAGGTGTTGTTTCAATGGCAAATAATGGCCAGGCATTTAACTATGATTATCAGATTCCGGAGAATCATAAGTCTACTGTTGATGTGTCTTGGTCAACAGTTGCTTCTGCAGACCCGATTGAAGATATGAGAAAGGCAAAGGAGCTTATTGCTGATGAAACAGGTGCAGTAATCACAAGAGCTATGTGTGATGGTGTTACATGGAGAAATATCCGTAACAATCAGAACATCCAGAAGAAGATTTATGTACTTTCTAACGGTGTAGGTTCTATCTCAGACGACAGACTTCGTCAGTACATACTTGATGAAGTTGGTATAACTGTTGTAGTTAATGACAAGAGATATGCAGACGAGAGTGGTAATGCACTCAAGTTTATGCCTTCAAATACTTTCGTAATGTTCCCAGACGGAGAACTTGGAAAGACATGGTTCGGTACTACACCCGCTGAATCAGACCTCATGACTTCAAATGTAGCTAATGTATCAATTACAGATACAGGTGTTGCAGTTACTACAGTTCAAAAGGCTGACCCTGTAAATGTAGAGACAATTGTTTCTCAGATTTGTCTCCCTTCATTCCCTGAGGCTGATAAAATTTATATTCTTGATACAGAAGTTTAAGGAGGAGTTACCGTGGTAGACATAACTAATGGAATACATTTTATGACTGTTACCAAGGGAGCTTTCGAGGGAATATATAAACATCAAGGTTATACTTTGGTCCATGACTATTCTAGTTCAATTCAGGTTAACGCAGGCGACACAGTAGAGGTTAACGATAATATTCCTATCATTGAAACTGAAGAGGCCGCCAACGATAACCTGGAAGAAACTGGAGAATCTGAGGAACCAGAGAAGAAACTTGAAAAAGTTGAATTTCTTGAAACTCCAATCAGTCAATGGTCAAAAGACCAATTAAAAGAATTTGCAGAAGCAAACAATATTTCCCTTGATGGTGCAACAAGTGTCAAGGAAGTACGTGGAATAATAAAGGCTTATATTGATTCAGTAGAATGAGGTGTAAACCATGACAGATATTGAGAAAATAAAGGTTGAAGTTCGGGAAGATAAATGCCCATATTTTGATGATTCAGAAATTGAATACTATTTACAAAAAAATGGTGGAGATATTGAAGCTACAATTTATGAGCTTTTAACCGTCAAAGCCGAAGATTCTACGATATCTGTTAGTGGTTTAAATACTGCTGATACAAGTTCGTATTTCAGGCGGCTGGCTTCAAAGCATAGACAATTTAACTCAGGAATTTTGGGTGATTGATATGTCTGTAAATAAGGATTTTGAACTTTATAAACTAAGGAGAGAGATTCAAAGGTCGGGAACAGGTTGTAGATTTTATAGACCGCAAGCTAACAGCTATGATGAATTGGACTTAGACAACTTGGAAAAACTAACAAGTGGTGAATGTGAAGAATTTTTCGGGCTATACCATGAAGTCAATGGACATGTTAGTTTGTCGGTTGGAAATCAAACCCAATACAGGTCTACCAAAGTACCGGCCTTCCTCATTCCTTGGGAAGATATTCAGTCGTTAGAATTGCGAACAAATGACATTGCTGAAATCAATGGAAAGCAATTTATAATTACTAAGGTTGGTAATATTCAAGAATGGAATTTAATCGCTGACATCTATATGGAGGTGCAGGACATTGAGCTTTAAAATCGATTATCCTGGTAGCGACTTAAACAAAAATCTTGATAAGATGGCTGTAAAATTAGGAGCCTTGATTTTGATGTATGCAAGTACCAAGGCTTCTAAATTACAGGTACAAATGAAAATGAACCGTCCTTGGAGAGACAGAACTGGTATGGCAAAAGCTACATTAAGAGCAACAGTTTCAAGACCTAATGACGATTTGATAAGAATTACATTAGCTCATGGTGTATCTTATGGAATTTGGTTAGAATTAGCTCACGAAAAACAATTTGCTATTATTGGTCCTACTATCACAAATGAATCTCCAAAAATAATGTCTGAAATGCAAGGCATTTTGAACAGAATTAAGCTGTAAGGAGGGAATAAAATGGGAAAATCACAGTGGGAACAAGTTTATTTGTTTCTGAAAGAAAAAGGATTTTCGATTTTTTCTCCTGGACAGAAAATAGGTAAATGCACAGAGCCATATATTGTTCTGAAATATGATGGTTCAGTTCAACATTTGACCTATAGTACAGATGATGATATTTATACAATACTTTGTTATGTGCCAAAATTGAAGTATTCGCTTTTAGATGGATTGATTCAGTCTGTGAGAAAAGCGATGAAAGAATTTCACCCTCAGCTTATCATTACTGGAAATGTTTCTGGTAGTGTTTATGAGGAAGAAATTGAGGCTCATGTATCAAGTATTGAATATCGAAATCATAAAAAACGATAAGGAGGAAAAATAATGCCTGACGTAAGAAAGTCAAAAGCGGAAATACCGCTTATAGATTGTGCTTTGGTTACCATTACAACTAAAGATGGCGACGAATTTGGTTTTGATACATCAAATAAAATTGGTGTAGAAACTCAAACCGAAGAACAGGACGCCATTAGACTTGTTGTAAAGGGTATTTTAAGAGCACAAAAGAAAAAGAAGGTTACAATTGTTGGTACAACAATCACTCTTACAGACAATGTATTTAACCCCGATTTAGTACTTGTACTTCAGGGTGGTGTTTGCACTTACGATGGACAAGGAAAGCTCACAGGATATACTCCTCCTGTAGCTGGTTCAACAGAAGTAATTGATACATTTACGCTTAATGCATATTCAGCACAGTATGATACTTCTGGTGATATCGTAAATTACGAGAAAATATCTTATCCTAATTGTACAGGTGAGCCGGTTGCATTTTCATCTGAGGACGATGTATTTAGAGCTCCTGAGTATACAATTGATTCTGCTCCTAAGCAGGGTGAAGCTCCTTATACAATAACTTATGTTGATGAACTTCCCGAACTTTATGGGCCTGCTTCATTTACTGTTACTCAGAATTTAACAAATGCAACTTCATCTTATACTAAGGATAAGGTGTATGAAGATGCTCCGTTTACTGCAACAATTACAGCTACTTCCGGAACCCTTGGAACAATAACGGTTACAATGGGTGGGGAGGATATTTCTTCTACAGCTGTTACTGGTAGCACAGTAAATATTGCCAAGGTAACAGGTGCAATTGTTATTACTGCAACAGCATCTTAAAGTAAAATTTAAAGCGAAAGGAAAATAAGAAATGTTAAATAGAGAACAGTTAATAAGTACAGGCATATCCCCTGAGGATGCTGATAAAATATTAGCGCAGATGGCTAAGAGTGATGTTAATGTTGTAAAAAAGGAGGAGACCCCCCAGGTCACTGAAGCAGATATTACTTCGATTAGCCAACTTTCTGAATTTGCAAAAGGTCAAGTAGTAAAGTTACCAGATTTTGCTCCAGGTCAACCATTTGTTGTAAGACTTAGAAGGCCTTCAATGTTAGTCCTGGCTAAGAGTGGAAGAATTCCAAATTCACTTTTGGAAACAGCTTCTTCTTTGTTTAATGGTGGCAAGACTAATCAATCAGAATCAGAAAATCAATTAAGGGATATGTATAATGTACTTGAGATAGTTGCAGAAGCTTCTTTGGTATCTCCTACATTTAGTGAGATAAAAAGTGCAGGTATAGAACTTACTGATGAGCAACTTATTGCTATATTCAACTACTCTCAATCAGGTATTGAGGGACTTAAGTCCTTTCGTGAATAATGAAAATATTTTAAACGTGATTGGGCTGGCTGAATATTATCATTGCCGGCCCAGTTGTTTTATTGCAGATGCAGGAGAGTATGAGAAATATTGTTTAGATGAAGCTTGTGCATTTATAAGCATGAAAGTGAAAGACGGAGAGAAGCCCAAATTTAAGAAAGTAAAAGTAAATAGTAAACGTTATAAAAGTTTTTCAGAATATTATGCAGAATTTAATTAAGTAATGAAAGGAGAGGGTACGTTATGGCTGTAGATGTTGGTTCTGCGGTCGGTTATCTGGACCTTGACATAAGTGGATTTTTGAATGGTTTGAAATCAGCACAAGATGAAGCAGGAAAAACATCTACATCTATAACAGATAAGTTAGATGCAGTAGGTGAAAAACTTACCAAAACAGGTAAGAAAATGACTGCATTAGTTACTACTCCAATTGTTGGTGCTGGAACTGCCGTTGTAAAAACTGCTGCTAACTTTGAATCTTCAATGAGTAAAGTCTCAGCTATTTCAGGTGCTACAGGTGATGATTTAGATGCATTAACTGAAAAGGCAAAAGAAATGGGTGAGACAACAAAGTTCTCTGCTTCTGAATCAGCAGAGGCTTTACAATATATGGCAATGGCTGGCTGGAAAACTAATGATATGGTTGATGGCCTTGAGGGAATTATGAACTTAGCCGCTGCTTCTGGTGAAGATTTAGCTTCTACTTCTGATATTGTAACAGATGCTTTGACAGCATTTGGTTTGAAAGCAGAGGATTCAAGTCATTTTGCTGATGTATTAGCTTCAGCTTCTTCAAATGCAAACACTAATGTTTCTATGTTAGGTGAATCATTCAAATACGTAGCACCTCTTGCAGGTTCATTAGGTTACAATGTAGAAGATGTTGGTGTTGCTCTTGGTTTAATGGCTAATTCAGGTATTAAAGCAGGTCAAGCTGGTACCTCACTTAGAAGTGCAATATCTGGAATGATAAGTCCTTCTAAAGATGCTGCTGCATGGATGGATAGATTGGGTATATCAATGACAAATGACGATGGCTCAATGAAAAGCCTTGCAGAAGTTATGGATATGTTACGAGAAAAGATGGCTCCATTAACTCAGGAACAAATTGACTTAAATTATCAAATGGAACAAACTCCTGAAAAGATGATGGCCCTTTACGATGGTTGGGACCAGCTTACTGAGGAGGAAAAGAAGTATAGAACAGAGGTCTCTGCTGGTATTGATGTTCTTGAAGCAATGTCAGAAGAAGAATTGAAAAATGCTGCTCAAGAGCAGTTAGGAATTAAACTGACTAAAGACAGAAAGCTGACTGAGGAGGAATATTATAAAATGGCTCAGTCACTTGGTTTTAGTACCTTGAATGGTTTATCAGAATCAGAACAGGCAATGGCTGCTTCTTCAATTTTTGGAGAACGTGCAATGTCTGGTATGTTAGCAATAGTAAATGCCGCTCCGGAAGATTATGAAAAATTAACAGAGGCAATAAATAGTGCAGATGGTACTGCTAAAGATATGGCAGATACTATGAACAATAATTTGAATGGTCAGCTTACATTAGTTAAATCTCAGATTGAAGGTGTAGCAATTAAGCTTGGTAATATCCTAATTCCGATTATCAAAAAGGTAGTTGACAAAATTTCTGAATGGGTAGATTGGTTTTCCAATTTATCACAAGAACAACAAAAGACCATTCTTAAAATTGCCGCAATTGCTGCCGCTATTGGACCTTTGTTAATCATAATTGGAAAGGTTATAACTTTAATATCAACAGTAATTAAAGTTGCTAAAGCACTCAAAACGGTTATGATTGCTGTAAATGCTGTTCTTGCTGCTAATCCAGTACTTCTAATTGTTGCTGCAATTGCTGCATTGATTGCAATATTTGTTGTTCTTTGGAATAAATGCGAAGGATTCAGAAATTTCTGGATTGGTCTTTGGGAAGAGATTCAAAAGACGGTTGAAACATACATAGACTTTATTGTCAATTTCATTAAGAATGCTTGGAATATAATACAAAGTGTATGGGAAGCTATCAAAACTGCCTTTAAACTTTATATTGATTTCATAGTGAATTATTTCAAGACAGCAATTAGTATTATTAAGGCTGTATGGAACACTATTACAGAGTTTTTCAAAAATCTTTGGAATGGTATTAAAGCTATTTTTAAAGCATATATTGACTTTATAGTGAACTATTTTGAGACAGCTTGGGATATTATTAAAAAGGCTTGGTCCGCAGTTGTTGATTTCTTCAAATCTATTTGGGAAGGAATTAAAACTGTATTTAATGTAGTTGTTGACTTCTTCAGTGGAGTATTTACAAATGCTTGGGAAGCAGTAAAAAATGTATTTTCAAATGTTGGAAATTGGTTCAAGGAAAAGTTCCAAGATGCTTATGATAAAATTAAGGCTGTATTCTCAAATATAAAGGAATTTTTCTCAGGTATTTGGGATAAAATAAAGGACGTATTTTCTAAGGTTGGAACTTCGATTGGTGAAGCTTTCTCGGGAGCATTTAAGAGTGTTGTCAATACAGTGTTTGAGTTTATAGAAAACAGAATAAACGACTTTATAAGTGCTATAAACGGAGCAATTGGAATTATAAATAAAATTCCAGGTGTTGATATTGGAGAGCTTGGTTATTTATCACTTCCAAGATTGGCAAAAGGTGGAATTGCTTATAGTCCAACAACTGCTGTTATTGGTGATAACCCAAATGCAAGACGTGACCCAGAAATAGTTTCTCCTTTAAGTAAACTTAAAGAAATGCTCGTTGGAGTAATTGACATAACTCCATTAGTTGTTCTAATGGAAGAAATGGTAAAGGTATCTAAAGCTAATTACGATATCAACCTTTCAAGAGAAAGAAGAACCAATGTTGATGAATCTGATATGTCCAGTAATCACCAGGATAACGCTGGCGGAGGCGATACATTTATCTTTAATTCTCCTAAGGTTATAGATGAAGAAGAGGCTGCAGCTCAAATAAAGAGAATTAAGAGAGATATTGCAGAAGGCTTTTAAGGAGGTGTAAAAAATGATAGAGACAATTATGGTTCAAAATAAAAATACATCAGAAATATTGCAAATGGATAAGCTCACAACTCAGGATTATATACTTGACTATGTTGATTGGGGACAAGCTTCGGTTGACCAATATACTACAAAGTATATTAATCAGATTGGTGTAACCATTATTAAAGTTTCGTATAAATCACGGAACATAGAAATATCAGGGTTTATTATTGCTAATACAGAGAAAGAAATGAATGAAAGAAAAAGTTTTCTCAATCGTTTTGTAAATCCTCAGAATGAGTACAATGCAATATATAAAAACTATCAAATTATGTTCATGCCTCTTTCTTCTGTTAGGTATAGTAATACCGAAGAAACAAACAATAATGAAGTGATTTGTAAATTTAAGATATCAGGTGTTTGTCCGTATCCATTATTTTCGGTGGTAGCTGATTTGAATGTGAAAGTTGGAAAATATGTGTCTGGTTTTCGCTTTCCATTTCATGTAACCGAAGAAGAACCAATAGTGTTTGGTGTAAGAGCTGCTGGCGACTATCGCAAAAGAGTGGTTAAAAATGAAGGCGCCATTTCAATTGGTTTTAAATTTTATTTCAAGGCTAATGGAAGTGTTGAAAATCCTACTTTATATAATTTTACGACAGGGGAATATTTCTCGATTACAAAAGAATTGCAAGAGGGAGAAATAATAGAGGTAAATACCACTATTGGCTACAAAACTGTAATGGGAGGAATTGGTTACCCAAGTGAAAATTATTTCAGGTATATGGATTTAAATAGCGATTGGCTTGTCTTAAATGTAGGTGAAAATATTATCGGTTATTCAGCAGATGATGGCATTGATAATCTGGAAATTGGTTTGGAACTTCCTTTACAATTTTTGGAGGTGCAAGAATGCTTTTAGGAAATTTAGAGCAAATAAGTGTCTTTCAAATTGATAGAAGCGGCTTCCAATTATTGGGTGTAGTAGATGATGTAATATCTACAACTTGGGGAAAGATGTTCAATAAATACTGTGAAGTAACTATGAATGTTATTCCTTCTGAAAGGAATTTGAATTTATTGAAAAAAGGCAGATTTATTTGGACAGGCGGAGACAATGCAGCAAGGATAGATATTGTAGAAAAATCAGAGGATAACGGAAGTATTTCTTTGAAGGTTAAAGGAATGACTTTAGAAAAGCTGTTAACTCAAAGAACTTGTGGAGCTTTTGATTTTAGAAATTTCTATGCTTCCCGTGCAATGGTTAGTTTAGTAAACGATGCCTGCATTGCTTCAAGTTATTCACAAGAATATAGAGAGAAAGTACAAATGCCATATTTTGAAGTAATGTCACCCGTTCCTTCAATTGGAAGAATTGTTGGCGAGGTTGTTTGGTATGGGCCTTTGTATGAGAGAGTGAAAAGCTATGCAGATTCATCTGATAACTTAGGCTTTGAGATTTTATTTCAGCCAAGTGTTCCTCAACTTTTATTCAATGTGTATGAAACTGAGGACCATACAATAAACTCCGAATCACCTGTAGTTTTTAGTAGTGATATGGAAGCAATAATCAATATGGATTATTATAGTTCAAACAGAGACTTTAAAAACTATGTTAAAGTGTATGGCGAAGGAGAAAACTGGCAACGTAAATTCCAGAAGTTCGGTGACGAAACTGCTACTGGTTACGACCGCTATGAATATTTTGTAGATGCCAGAGATTTGCAAAGTGAAATCGGTGAAGGGCAAACAATGTCTGATGAAGATTATGCTGAAATGTTGATAAGCAGAGGAAAGGAAAAGTTAGCAGAGGTTGAAGAGGTTGAAACTGTATCAGGAAAACTAAATGTTTCTAATTCTGTTTTCAAATATGGCATAGATTATAAAATAGGCGACAAGATTACAGTTGTAAATAATAACCTTAATTTACAGGTAGATGCTAGAGTAACAGGTATTCAAGAAACTGTTGGTAGTAGTTATTCTACCGAAATAATTGTAGGTTATGAACTCAAAACTTTATCAGAGAAGATAAAAACTTTATATAGTTAAGGAGGTAAGCAAACATGATTAAAAGTGGATTTTTTGACGCTGAATTTGTTCATGGAATTTATGACCGTGAATATAGTTCGGAGGATTTTTCCAAATGCTTCAAAGGCTTTATTAATGACGGCATAGTTGGAAAGAACAGAGACACATCAGAATTTTTTGAAACAGAAATAATTTCTGGCTCAGGAAATAAATTGAAAGTAAAACCTGGATTTGCTTGGATAGCTGGTCGTTGGGTTGAAAGTGATTCGGATATAATTTTTGAAGTGCAAGGTATGCCAATAGATGGAACTGTTAGAGGAGATTTAATTTGTATCAGATGTGATTATGTTACAAGAGAAATCACAGTTGTGTATAAGCAAGGTACTCCTACTCAGTCAGGTGAGGAACCAGATTTACCAGATGTTCAAGATGATGAAAATGCAAAAGAAATGGTTATTGCATTGGTTTTAATAATGCATAATGTAGAAACAATAGATAATGTACTTATTGGTGATTATAGAGAGTTTGCAAAATTGAAAATAAATTCCGTTGATATGACAGAGTACTACAATAAAACGGAAGTAAATTCGTTGTTGGGCAATTTATCTTTTGTAAAATGTACTCAAGAGCAATATGATAATATGTCCACACACGATGAAAACACTGTATATTTGATAGTTTAAAAGGAAGGAGTGATATTTTATGGCAGTAGTAGAATGTAGTACATGGGCACAGCTTAAAACAGCTTTGCAAGCAAGTAACGATGTTAAACTCATGGCTGATATTGATATGAATGAAGTAGCACCTAATGGAGATTATATAACTTTGAGTTATGGTGAATCTTTAACTCTTGATGGTAATCACCATAAGATAAGAAATCTAAGAACAACAGTGGATAGTCCTCGACCTATATTCGCTTGTCAGTTTGGTGGTGTTAATAGGCGTTTAATTATTAAAGATTTGGATTTTCAGAATCTTATATTAGCTGGTGCTTCATTAGTTGGAAGTAATACTGGTTATTCTTATCCACCATCTACAACCCAAATCAATAGTTGTAGATTTGTAGGTTCAAGAAGTGGAGCAGCATATCTTTTAGCATATAATACTGGAATAACTGCTAATAATTGCTACTTTGATTTACCGTGGACAGGTGCCGGACAGTCTAACCTTGCATACACTTCGTTGATATCTAAAAATACAAGTTCAGCAACAACGGCAGTTGCAAACTATTGTAGGTTCAAGGAAAAGTATACTGGCTGGATTTATCCGAGTGAGGTAGAATATAATACATCCGATAAATATTTCTCATTTAGTTTCTTTAAGATAAATGGCTGTAGAATAGAAGGTTCGTTTACACTACCCAATGCTGATATTCAAAATGCTTCTTTATTGCATTTGCTTTCAACGTATAATTTAAATGCATATACGCCATCAGCACAAAATGTATTTGATGTGGAGCTTAGCTTACTTTCAAATGATAGAGAAAAAATGTTTGTTGTCACTAAAGCAACCTTAATCAAGAAATCAGCTAAGTTGCCAAATGGAACGGTATTAACAGCGGATTCAGCGTATGAAACATGGGCTGGCGATACGCCGATACTTGCAACAGCAGAAGAAATGACAGATGCCGCAGTTCTTTCCGCTAAAGGTTTCGATATCGTTGTACCAGAATAAAGAGGTGATTGAGTATGCCTACAGAAAATGCATGGTCACTTAATTCTGATAATATTTTGGTTATAGAAGGTAAAACGCCTGATGTTCTATCCTATGATTATGAAAACAAGAACATATCAGCGTGGTATTTAAACACTGATAACAAGATAGTTAATGGATTAATGGGAGAACCAATTAGCTGGTCTCCCCCATATCCTGTTGGTAAGTGGTACTTAGATGATAATAACATCTTAATGGCAAATGGTATTCCAGAAAGACTTTCATTAAGCAACATTTTCACTGGAGATGTTAATGTTACTAATATTAAATTAGGAGATATTTCAGTGAAAAGTGTGTTTATTGGAGATACACAGGTATTCTAAGGAGGAGTTTAATATGGCTTATTTTATTATGGATTCAATAAGGGCTGCATACGATGAAGAAGGCCCAAAGAATGTAGTGGTAATTCAAGTAGATTCAAGTTCTGATTTACCTAATCCTGTTCCAGAAGATTGGGCTCCAGGTTCAGCTGCCTGGGACACTTCAACAGGTGATATTTACGGACTTAATAGTGAAAAAAGATGGGAAAATCAAGGAAGTGGAGGAACAATACCTATGCTTATAGAAAAGACAATCACAGAGAACGGAACTTATAACGCATCTGATGATGGTGCTGACGGATATTCTTCTGTTACTGTTGAGGTTCCGAGTAGTGGCGGAGAGACGTTTAATTTTTCCGTAACTCTTAATATCGAAATGACTGGCGAGGAAGAAATACCAACAACTTTGGTAAGCGATAAAACATATTCTGAAATAGTGTCAGCTTTTAATAACGGTGATAAACTTGTACCAACGGTAACAGCGAATACAATTGCTGGTGGGCAGACATCCACAACAACATTAACGGTTGCACTTTGTACAGTAGATGAAGGTGTTATTTGGCTTTGTGGTTACGGTCATGGAACTGGTCTTATCAGCATAACATGGGTTGAAAACGCTACTACTGGTGTATTACGTATATCACAAGCTAGTAATATCGTCATAGAATCATAAATAAGTTTGGATTACACAACCCCAAGGGGTCGAGTTACTTTAATCCTTTCTCTCGGCCCCTCTCTTACTTAATTTATAACTCAAAGGAGGAATAAACTATGGATATTCATGCTGTTTTAATGGCAGTTGGAATTGCTTTTAAAAAGTCAAAGGCTTATACTGATGAAAAAACTACAGGCATAAGTGGTGGCATAAATTATAAAGGTGCAGTTCCTTATTATTCAAGCCTGCCAAATAACCCCGAAGATGGAGATGCTTATACGGTAAAATATTTGGGAACAACGGGAACAACACCAGATGGTACTGAATATGTCTGGGGTTATGATTCAGATTTACAAGCAATGGCTTGGATTGATTGGTCAAAAGATAGTTATACAAAATCAGAAATTGACCAAATGATTGGAGATATCAATTCTGTATTAGAGGGGGTGCTCTAAATGCCTGAACATACAATAGCTGAGAATCTTACGAGATTACAGACAGCAACAGCTGCTATTGGTAATGCTATCACAGCTAAAGGCGGCACAGTTTCAAGCGGTGACGGATTAGAGGACTTTGCTTCTGATATTGCTACAATTCCGAGTGGAGGTGGCGATAATAATGCTAAATTTGTTTCAAATGGTAGCGCATTTAATATGGCCTCATTGGAAAGTATTGAAATTCCTGACGGTGTAACAACTATTGATAATAATTCATTTTCTTCATCAATAGTTTGGGTCTCATTAAAAAAGATTGTTATACCATCATCGGTAACGTCAATTATAGCCATTGCTTTTAATTATCGCATGCCTAATTTAGAAGAAATAATAATACATAAAGCACAAGATAGTATTTCAGGCGCACCGTGGGGAGCTACAAACGCAAAAATCACATGGACAGGCTAATCATTAAAATGAGAGTTTTAATGCTTCACAAAATCTAAGGGAAGGAGAGAAGCTAATGGACACAAGTGTTATTGTAGCTTGCATCTCAGGTATAGTAACAATAGTTACTGTAATCGTAAACAGCAAGCTATCAACCGAGAAAATGACACATACCCTTGAAGTCAATCAGGCTGTGACTAATACGAAGCTTGAAGCAATGGCGGACGAGTTACAGAAGCAGGCGGCAAGGATAGATGCACATAACCATCTTAATGAAAGAATAATTGCTTTAGAAGTAAAAATAGGAGAGAAAAATAAACGTGACAATACATGAGATTTTTACAAAACTTAATAATCGTATGATAGGAGCTATGATGGTGCATACACAACTTACTCAGTTGTTTATTTTCATAGACCTTCTACCAGATGCAAGACGTCAAGAACAACAATTGCAAGAAGAATCGCATGGTATGATTGAGCTTAATAAATATTATTCACAACATTACCATTTACTTTCTGTTGCTAACAATCCACCTCAAATTGATATTCTCAATTTAGGCTTGTTTAAAAATTCTTCAAAGGAATTAACTCCAGGGGATAAAGTCTACTTGATTCAATATGGAATGAAAGAGTGGATTGATTGGGAACAACAAAGCAAAGAAATATACGAAGAAGCTTATCGTATGTTGGTTGAATCCTCAGAGATTGCTGCCGCTGAATTTATTACAAGATATATCAGAGACGTTGACCAAGAGTTAAAGGACGCTGAATTGTTGTATAAAGTCAGGGAAGCAATCGGCTGGGATTTACCAACTATATACGATAAACAAGCAAGATTGGGTAAGAGATAATGTATGTATTTTATTGCAATAATCCAGCTGGCGATTTACAGTCAGGTGATTGTGTTATAAGAGCTATTTGTAAAGTTACTGGTGATACTTGGGAAAAGGTATACTCAGAACTTTCAGTTGAAGGATATGCAGTAAGTGATTGGGGTAATGCTAATCATGTATGGGACGCCTACCTTCGTAAGAATGGATTTGAACGTCATATCTGCCCAAATGATTGTCCTTATTGTTATTCAATCAAAGACTTTGCAAATGAACATAAAGAAGGTACTTATATTGTTGCCACTGGAACTCATGCTGTTGCTGTAGTCAATGGTGATTATTATGATTCATGGGATAGTGGCAACAAAGTTCCAATTTACTATTATACAAAGGAGGAATGGTAATGGCAATGGGTTTTCCTAATTTCTTTGGTCAAGGAAATGGATTTGTCCAAGGAAGTAATGTTTATCAACAAATGTTGCAACAATATCAACAAAATCAATCAGGACAAATAGCTACTACTGTGTTTATCAATGTTTCCTCAGAAGAGGTTGCAAGACGCTGGGACGTTGCTCCAAATAACACGGTATATTTTGTTAATGTGAATGAAGGCTATATTTACATAAAGTCTGCAGGTGCTACAATTCTTGAGCCTGGAAAGTTTACAAAATTTAGACTAATTGAGGAAAATGAAAATGAACAAATTCCTCAAGTTCAAGAACAAGAAAGACCACAAGTAAATATGGACGAATATATGAAGAAATCAGATTTTGAGCCATATAAAAATATCATCACAGAAATGCAAGATGTAGCAAAGGAGTTAAAAGGCTAATGGGTAATCCAATATTCAAGAACCAAAAACCTCAAGCATTTCAAGTTCAACCAAATGGAAATCAGCAAATTAATTTTAATGCACTTTACAATCAATTCCAAGAGAATCCAGGTAAATATCTGAAAGGTTTGGATATACCTCCTGAAGCAAAAACTCCGGAACAGATAGTAAGACATTTGGCTGCTACAAATCAGATTCACCCACTTATCCAAAAGCAAATTTATGATATGCTTACAAGGATAGATAAGAGGTAATTTTTGGTATTAAGGCAAAGGCCTTGATATAAATTAATTTTAAACCGTTCACACGAGAAGAAGGATGTGAACGTTTACCGAGTTAATTCCTCGGAGAAAGGAGTTCGTTATGACTCAAGAAGGAAACGGATTCAACGCAACAATGCTGCTCTCACCTTATGGTGGAAACATTGGAGGCTATGGTGGTTATCCCATGGTACCAATGACACCATACATGAACAACGGTGGAGGAATATTTGGAGGCGGCGATAGCTGGCTTGGTATTCTCTTCCTTATTGCTCTTTGCAATGGTGGCTTTGGCTTCGGTGGAGGCTTCGGTGGAGGTTATGGCAACATGATGTTAGGCTATGATTTCCCCTGGCTTCTTAATGGCCAACAGGGCATTAACAACAATGTAAGTAGTGGATTCAGAGATGCGCAAATTACTGACGGAATTACTTCTGTTCGTGATAGTATTTCTGCTCTTGCTACTCAACTTTGCCAATGCTGTGGAGATATGCAGTTGAATGTATCTAACGGATTCAATAGCGTAAACCAAAATCTTAACACTGGTTTTGCTGGTGTTAATCAGAACCTTTGCAATGGATTTGCTGGTGTAAATGCTTCTATCAATGGTGCACAGAATGCAATTGCTCAGCAAATGTATGCAAATCAAATAGCTGACCTTGAACGTTCTTACAATGCTCAAACAGCTGCAACTCAAGGATTTACTAATGTTCAATCAGGCATTGCTGATTTGAAGTATACTGAGGCTACCGAGGCTTGTGCTACACGTACTGCTTCAGCTCAGAATACTCGTGACATTACAGATGCTATTCGTAATGGTAATCAAGCAATTCTTGATAAGCTTTGTGCTCTTGAACTTGACGGAGTTAAGAATCAACTTGCTCAAGCTCAAAGAGAAAATGTCTCACTCCAAAATGCTGTTAATATGGCAACATTAAGAGAGAGCCAAGCTAATCAAACAGCTATCTTCCAGCAAGGCCTGAATAACGAAGTAGATGCTTTGTACAACAGACTTAAGGATTGTCCAGTAAATACAGTTCCTGTATATGGTAGTCAACCAATTTTCACTTGCCCCGTAAATAACAACAACTCAGGTTGCGGTTGCGGTTCTTACTGATTAGGTTGGTGATGTTATGGCAGCAGAATATCTTGCTAATGGACTTCAGAGTGTTTCTCTTAATACTCCGATAGATTTTGTAGCATCTATGCCTTGTACTCGTGGAAATGTTATTCACGAAAATGGTACAGGTGTTTTTATTCTCAAAGGTAACACCAATCAGTGTTTTGCAACTTACAAAGTAACTTATAATGGCAACATTGCTATTACAGAAGGCGGAACTGTAACTCCAATAGCTGTATCTATTGTAGTGAATGGTGAACCAAGAATTTCAAGCAGAGCTATTTCAACACCAGCTGCTGCTGAGGAGTTCAATAATATAACAAGTACAGCCATCATCAAGGTACCAAGAAATTGTTGTTTTACACTTGCCATTGAGTATGTTTCAGGTATAACAGATGGTACAACCGTACCAACACCTGTGATAGACCAAGTCAATGGTAATCTTGATATTAACAGAATTGCATAAGGAGTGAAAATAATGGACAAGAAAATTGAAGTATATTATGAGCTTTGCGAATTTGTTGAGGACGAGCTCAATGAAATGACTAAGAAACTTCGTAAGTCTGGTGGTCAAATGTCAACAACTGATTTGGAGTATCTGAATAAGCTTACAGAGACAGCTAACAATATTGATACAAAAATCAATAGAGCTGAATCAAAGGAAAGCTATACAGGTATTTGGTATGATGATAGTATGGCAAACCGTGGCAGCAATCGTGGTGGAAACAGAAGCAGAGAATCTTGGGAATCCAATAGACGTTCTAATGCTAATAGAAGTATAGATG